GTGCAGGAGTTTTCGATTATCGAGCCACTCATCGAGGTAAATCAAGTTCGCCTCATCCTGATCGCCAGAGTTCACAATTCGACAGATGAGCTCGGGCGGCCAGAGGTCGCGGGCATCGTCATCGACCACGTCGATCATGGCGCAGAGCTTCTTAAGCTCCTCAGGGATAAGGGTGTTGACTTCTTGTGCCATTGTGATTACACTCCTAGGCAGGCCGGTTTACCGGCATATCCTACTAGGAGAGCAACATGAAATACGACGAGTTCCAACAGATGGTCAGCCGCGAGTACGAACGCTGGCAGAAAATCGACAGCACCTACCGGTACGGGCAGTGCATGTTCAACATGCTGGCAGCGTTCAAAGGGTACATCGCTGAGGAGATCCGGGCCACGCAACTGGACCCGTTCTACAAGGACGATGTGCCAGCAGAAACGTGGCAGTACGTTTACGAACGCTGGTAATTGACGGCGTTCGCGCGTGTTCCATGCCCGAAAAACTCGAGGTACGACACCCGGCGACCTGACTTGACGTCAAATACGGCGTGTGTTCCGAGGTATCCGCTTGGATACACGATGACGGAACCGAACTTGGGTGGCAGTACACAGTCCGGGTAGCGGAACGCCAGTTCCCCACCCTCGCACTCGTCGTCCAAGACCAGCGAGGCGGTAAGCACGTTCTGGATCGATGCTTCGCTTTCTTCGCCGTCACCAACAAGATTGTCGTGGTGGAAGCCCATACCTGCCGATATGCCATATGCCGCCAAATGTGGGTCAGTTCGCCACCAAACGCTCTTTTTCACATCGGGATAGGCTTTGATATAGGTATCGACGGCTTCCCCGACTGCACTGTAGATCTGCTGGAAGATCTGGAGATCTGCCTCGTTGCATTTGGCGGTCAGGTGTAGGGCTCGTCTAGGTGATGCCTCGATGTCTGCGGCCTCGAACCGGTACCCGCCGCGGTTCAGGTAGGAGCCGTCGTCTTGCAGTGTGTAGTCATCGGGCTGTTCCGAGAAACGACGCTCAATCCAGCCGTTCAGTTCAGGCCGACTGTAGGTGAAAAAGTCCTCAAATTCGACGACGCCAAAACCGTGGTCGATCATCACACAGGGCGGCCAGCTGCAATGTTTTCGGCTCGTTCGCGATCGTTGCGAAGCCGCTTAAACTTTTTGGCGGTGATACCGTCTTTTTCTTCGGTGTACATCACATCCCAGTAGCCGCAAGTGAAAAGGTTTCCGACGGCTGTGCAATTTTCGCCTGACAGGTACATCGTGTGCTCGTCGGTGTAGCCGTCAAGTCCGGGGTGGGGCCATCCATATAGGCCCGCTTCGACGTAAGAGAATTTTCCCGTCTTCGCCTTTTCAGAAATCTCGGCTTCCGACTCTTCTCCCCAGAGACCGTTGGCGTCGACCCAGATGCCGTCGAAATCGCGAGCGATCGCTTGGTCCATGTATTCGAACATGCTTCCACCATTGACAACGCAGAAGATGATGTCGCAGGTGTCGATTAGGTTGTCGACGGTGCCGAGATCGATCAGGTGGAATTCTTCGGCGCGTGCTGCGGTGACTTCGCTGCGCCCCTCTGATGCCCAATGGGCTTGATGTCCGCTTCCCTGAAGGCCGCGAGCGATCGTGCCGCCCATTTTGCCGGGGTGGATGATGCCGACTTTAGCCGACTGGGGGGAGAATCGAGTATCCATGTTCCATGTACACATTCGTTGAGATTGAAGCGATCTCGGGGTTTTCCTGAGGGTCGACCACGTTTTCGCTTACTGCCGGATTGGGTGTTCCCTGACAATACCACCCGAGGTACGAGTAGCGCCACCCTCCGGTGACGGGTCGGACCTCGTGGGCTGCCATGTAGTTGGATGGGAAGAACAGAATGTCGCCCTTCTTGATGTCCTTGTGGGTGATGTCTAGGTATTCGAAGTGGTGTTCGCCGCCGGTGAAATTTGTTCCGTCAAGTTCGTCTTCGGTTTCTACGCGGTCGTTGAGGTAGGCGACGACGGACACGCTGTTTCTGGTGGCTAGCTGGTCTCGCGGGTGAGGCTTGCCGTATTCGTAGTCGGTGCTGACGTCAGCGTGCATTCCGAGGAACCCGCCGACTGGGTATGCGACGATGTGGCTTTTGATTTTCCACCAGATGCATTTGCCGGCGATCGGGAACTTTTCGAGGTAGTCGAGCAGGCAGGCGTCGCGCTGTTCTTCGATGTAGTTGAGAGTGTCGATGACGTCTTGCCGGCTGTCCTGATGGACGAAGCTTCCACGCCAAGGCATCTCGTCGAGTGATCGTTTTGAGAAAAAGTATTTGCTTCGGTTGATGTAGCCCTCTTCGCCGGTAATCGGATCGACTCCCGGCTCATACATGGTGTCGCGTTCTTTCTGGAGTGTGTCCTTGCAGTAGGAACGCATCCATTCCCAGTCCAACTCGAACGCGTTTTCGTAGAGGACTACGCCTCCGCCGAGGTGGTTACCGTTCTTTTTCATGCTCATTCAGCTCCAGCATGTAGCCGATGTAATCGTGGATCCTCTCGATGACCCTGCGACGGTCGTCATTGTTTTTCAGGTGGTTGAAGCACCCGTAAATTGTGTCGATCGCAAATTGGACAAGGAAATCTTCCGGTGGATCTTCGCCTCCCCAGTTGATGTACTGCGTGAAAGGCAAGTTCTGGTAGCTCCATGGTCGGAACTGAAGCGGCTGATGCGGAAACCAGTCCGGGTAATGCCACGCATGTCCGGCGTGACGCATGTCTGGATGCCAATGCGTGTATCCACGAATGTGCGGAATTGCGTTACGAGAGCAGTCTTCGTTTTCCCATTGGAACAAATCGAAGTCTGGTTCCCAGAAACAGTGGAAGTCACCATTTCTTGAGCAGAGATACATTGTCCCTGCAACTGGATACTCCGAAAGGTGAGCATTTTTGTAGCGCATCAAGTTCCGGAAAACCGCGTTGGAAGGATCCTGCTCGACGATGTAAACGTTGAAAAGGTCGGACCCGACTTCCGCAGCCAGCTTATTGACGTCTTCTCTCCATTCGCCATTTTCGTCGGCAATGACGAAAAGCGTTACAGTCTGGAAGAGGTGCTGAACTTCGTCTAGGGCGTAGAAGCCTTTGGTGAAGACGAGCGGAATGTGGTCAGGGTTCGGGCCCGACGTTGTATCTTCTTCGACACCCTCGTATCTGTAAGTGTCGCCGAAGCCCGGGTCTCTGGTATCCGTGGCTGCCGTGCTGTGGAATGGGGTCTGGTATCCAATCTGGAACCGGTCGAAAATACGATTTTCGCGCTCCCAGCCCGGTGTGAATGCGTGGAGTACGGCGCGGTTATCCCAGACGAGGACATCGCCGACTTCCCACTCCCATTTCCAGCGGTTTGCGACGTTGGCGCAAAACTTGTTGACGCAGTCGCGTACCTCAGTGAACCATTCTGGTTCTTCTCCGGGGTGATCCAGTATTGTTCCCGGGCCAGTCCAATACAGCAGTGTCTCGCCTGTATCTGGATGCGTGCGTAGGGCAGGGTGGCTAATGATCTCCCGATCGTCTTTGCCGGGTTCGGAAGAACCAGTTGCCCCGAGGAGGCGGGCATCTTGGAGATGTTCACGCAGGTGACCGGGCAAAGCATCGTAAAGACCGGAGAGAGAGACAAAAAGAGTGTCCCCATATCCGGGTTCAACATCGAACTTTGTCATTTTCATGGAGGTCAGAACAGGCGGCGCAGCCAAAAACGGGTTATCAACATGCCACACGTTTTTGACATACGCCTCGATGTTGTCCTTGGATTCCACGTCCGGCATTGTGGGATGATTTTGATCTGGGAGGTTCCCCACGATCGGATCATCGTCAACCTCTGACTCGTGGATCTCGTAGAGTGCGCGCATGACTTCTGCGTGATCGACGGTGGAAGGATTCATGCCTTTGAAGCCGATCACCTTGTTGCGCTTCAAAATTTCGCGGAAGTATTCCGGCTCATCGATCACTTGCTGCGCGGTGACGCCTCTGATCTTGAAACCCAAATTTCCGAGACGTAGTCCTGCTGCGATTCCACCGTGCATTATGAAGGCTCCTGAAGTTTTACATGTCCGTCGAACGCAGGACCTATCCGATTTCCGTCAGCATCGAGGCCTGTCCGAATGCCGCCCATCCATGTCCAAGGCTGCTCTCTGAGCTTATTCATCTTAGCGTCACTGTAGCGTTGACGAGAATCATTTAATTCTGCTTGATCTGCGTCCCACATGTTTTTTACGTTGAACTCAACGCTTGGCATTAGCGACGTGTCGTAAAACTGAAAAAAAATGAACGGTGCCCCAGCTGGGAACGTCACAGGCTTGCCGATCTGGGTGATCTTCCAATTCATGTTGAACTCGTCCGGCCACCAGTCTGATGGAATATGGGCGGTTAGAGGAACTGCGCCATCCACAAAAAAGTTAGGCGATCCGGAGATCCATGTTGCGATACCGGGAGGCGTATGGAAGGTCCAGCCGACAGCGAACGACATAATGCCGACGATTGAGGGCACAACAATCGGGCGAGTGTACGTCTGCCCATCAATTTCGAATGTCATTTCCTCGCCAGAAAGAACGCGAGGAACGGTCATTCCTCCGTCCCACTCGATTACGACATCCTGCTGGAGCACCATTTCCCAGCCGTTTACGTTTGCCTCAGTCAGGGGAAGGCATTTGTAGGCGTGTTTTTTGTAGGTGTCATCCATCCAGTCGCGGCGCACTGTCGACTGACGGATCTCTGGCGGGTTCTGGTGGCTCCTGACGAGCGTTACTTCCATTTCAGGTGAGCGCCATCGTCTGACCTGAAGCAGACGGCAGGCCAACCGGAGACGTGGACTGCTGGTACGGCCCAGAATGATCCTGATGGTTGCGATCGTTGTAGTCGTACATGGTGACCGCCGAATACTTGACGCCAAACTTCACGGGCAGTGAGGCGTGGGCGTAGATGAAGTCGCTGGGGTGAATGATCACGTCACCGAACTCGGGGATGAACTTCAGGTTTTTGTACGGCATCATGTACTCGCCGCCCTCGTAGTCGTCGTTGATGTATCCGATCGCGGACACAGCGCACGAGTAGGAGAATCCTGAGTCAGGGTGGGTCGCGAAATGCTGACCTTCTCCATACTTAACGAAGTTTGTGGCTTCCTCGTACTCCAACGACAGGTTGTAGATGCTGGAGTAGTGGCGTACGCATTCGCGGACACCAGAGATGACTTCTTCATACACGGCGCCGAGATCAGCGAACTCGGCAGGGACCGGCATGTCGGCCTGTCGGAGCTTGAAGTCGAAGCAGTCGCGGTAGTCCTTCATGATGTCGTTGTCGCCGACCATCGCCTGTTTCCACGAGTAGTACTCGTTGGTGCTTCCCGCGAGGCCACGCTCGAGGCGACCGACAAAGTCGGAGTCTTTCGGCCAGACGTCTTTGTACAGGATGATTCCGTCAGTGGGTACGCCGAGAGTTCCTGCTACGCGCATTGTTACCTCAATTCGGTGATGGTGTAGAACGACGGCGTGGTCCATCGTTCGCCGCTGATAATTTGCTTTACTCCGTGAAGATAGTGGACATCCCCGGGATGGGCAACAGCCAGTCCGGGTTTGATCTCCAGTTCGATGTCATATTCTGGGTAGTAGAACTGCCCGCCTTCGAACTCGTCGTTCCAGTAGATGATGGAGTTGATGTCGTAGGTGGGGAACGGGTTTGGGGTGCCGTCGTTTAGCTGTTTGTCGGCGTGGGGCAGCTGTTCGTTGCCGGGAAGCCAGCGGAT